GAGGAAACCAAGCATACCCAAGGTCTGTTTATACCCGAAAACGAATCGATAAGTCATGATTAGTGATGATCAGGTCATCATTGATACCCATCCGGCTGATCTAGGCTCAGATCGGCTCACATCGGTTTTTTCGCCTATATCTACTCCACGAATTCACTCACCGCTTAATGATTTGCCATCACGCGGCTTTGAACTGATCGATTTTGCTGATCAGATCATCCCGGGTGGGTTTATGCCTTGGCAAAAGTGGCTGGCCGAGCACTCGCTCAAGATAAAACCCGATGGCAGGTATCACCATCCTGTCAGCGTGGCCACAGTAGCGAGGCAAAATGGAAAGAGCACTTACATGATGGCCAGAATCATGATGGGTCTTTTTCATTGGGATGAATCATTGCAAGTTTCCACAGCTCACAGATTGGTCACATCGCTTGAGCAATTTCGGGCCATTGTGCAGATCATCGAGGAAAATGCGGATTTGGCCAATCAGGTTAAACGCATCCGCTGGCAACATGGAGCTGAGGAAATTCAAACGCTCAAAGGCAATCGTTTCATCATCAAAGCTGGAGGCTCGGCAGCTAGAGGATTAAGCAAACCGGAAAGCATACATATGGATGAAATCCGTGAGCTCCATGACATGGAGACATTTGCGGCTATGCGGTACACATTGATGGCTGCCAAAAATCCACAGGTCAATTGCTTTTCCACGGCCGGTGATTCGCACTCAATCGTTTTGAACCAATTGCGTGATAGAGGATTGGCCGCAGCTAGTGGTGCAGCTGATGATGTGGGATATTTTGAGTGGTCGGCACCTACTGATGAGATTTCATTGGAAAATGCAGCTTTTGCAAATCCCGGCCTTGGCATCACAATTCACCCAGACAATATTCGAGCCGTTTTCAATGATCCTCCCGATGTTGTGCAAACCGAGGTATTGAACAGATGGGTCACGACAATTTCGAGTGTCGTGGGATCCAAAGAGTGGCAAGCCTGTGGCGATGATTCAATTGATCTTGATCCAGACAAGCTCACATGGATGGCCATTGATATTTCACCGGATCGCAGAAATGCGGCCCTTGTGGCCGCTCAAAAACTTGGTGATGAAAGCTTTGTCATAAAGCTCTTGCACACATGGGAAAACATCATCCAGCTTGATGATCGGGCAATTGCCAACGATGCTGCAAGTTATTGCCGCAAATATCCAATTGAGTATCTGCTTTACAGCCGCCGCACCACGGGAGCAATTGCGGCCCGTATGTTGCCAGCCGGTATCCCGATCCACGACATGGACAAGGATTACCCACAAGCTTGTGATGAACTATTGGGCGCGATTAATTCGGGTCGGCTCAAGCACCGAAATCAAGCTGAACTCACAGAGCAAATGCTTTCAGCTGTGCAATTGCGCAGAGGCGATGGCGGTTGGGTTATAGGCAGACGGGCCTCACAAACCAGCGTGGCCGCTGCCGTGGCCGCTGCACTTTGTACGCACTTTGCGACACGCCCAGAAACCGAAATTGATATTTTAGTGGGTTGATGCTTGACATTTTGAGAAAATAGGTGCATGGGATTATTTGACCGAAAGCGCATGATTGAAACAGTCGCGCCCACGCGTGGTGCTGACATAGCTGCACAGATCGGCCCGGCTCCAACACTTGATGCATTTTTTCCATTTGGTGGAGCTGATTACATTGCAAGCCGTGAGGAAGCAATGAGTGTGCCAGCAATTGCACGCGCACGAAATATGATTTGTAATTCAATTGCAACTGTGCCATTGGTAACGCGCGACAAAGTAACAGGCCAAATTGTTGAACAACCTGTTGTGATTAATGAACCGGATAAACGAGTACCCGGCGCAGCATCATGGGTGTGGGCGTGCGAGGATTTACTTTTTACGGGGTTTAGCTATTTTCAAATCATGTCACTATTTGCCGATACCGGCCGCGTGCGCGAAATGTGGCGCGTTGCTCCCAATCGGGTTGGTGTTTTCTTAAATTCAATTGGCACTCAGATTGAGTATTACACAGTAGATGGATCGCGTGTGCCAATGACGGGTGTTGGATCACTTGTGGTGTTTTATGGCAATGATGAAGGTTTATTAAATCGCGCTGGTCGCACAATTCGCGCCGGTGCAGAGCTTGAAAGAGCTGCCGCGATGTACGCACGCGAACCAGTACCATCAATGGTTTTGAAATCAAATGGCACAGCATTGCCAGCTGATCGCATTGCAAAACTTTTGGATGCGTGGGGCGCAGCTCGTAGAAATCGCGGAACGGCATTTCTTAATGCTGACATCACAATGGAGACTGTTGGATTTACACCCGAGCAAATTGGCCTCAATGCAGCACGCGAAATTATTGCAACCGAACTAGCTCGAGCCGTGGGAATTCCGGCGTACTTTATTGATGCGCCGACTGGATCATCCATGACATATGCAAACGCCAGCACGGCGCGTCAAACTTTGTTGGACTTTTCACTTTTGCCGCTGATGAATAGCATTTCCGGCAGGTTATCCATGCCAGATTTCACGCCACAAACACAGCGCGTGGAATATGACCTCAAGGCATATTTGCGCGGATCAGAAAAAGAGCGTGCAGAGATTTACAAGATTTTATTTGAAATCGGCGCGATCACCACCGATGAAATTAGACAAATGGAGGACATGATCTCATGAAGCTAACAACACCAATGCAAATCACGGCAGCTGATTCAGATGCACGCACAATTAGCGGTCGCATTGTTGCTTTTAATGAGCACGCAAATGCATCAACCGGCAAAGTTGTTTTTGCTCGCGGATCAATCCAGCCACAGGATGTTTTCTTAAACCTTGAGCATGACAATACGCGCAGAATTGGGCGCAGCGTTGCCATGTCTGTAAATGACAAGGAAATGACAGCGACTTTTAAAATCGCTAACACAACAGCGGGAACAGATGCATTGACCGAAGCCATGGAAGGCTTACGCGATGGATTTTCAATTGAATTGGCTGTGGACAATTACGAAATGCAAAAAGATGGCACTATGAAGGTGCTCAATGGGCAGCTCACAGCTGTCGCTTTGGTTACTGAACCGGCCGTGCGATCTGCACGCGTTTCTGAGGTAGCCGCATCAGAGGATTCTGAAACTGAAACAGTTACAGAGACAACAAACCCAAATGAAGGAGACAAGATGGACAACACTACCGAACCAGTAGCTCCTGCCGTTGAACCGGTAGCAGCTCCAGAGGTCGCACCTGTACAAGCATCACGCCCGGCTTACTACACAGCACCACGCTCACCAATTGTGGACAAGGTTTCATACCTTGAGCACTATCTACGCGCTAGCGTTTTGCATGATGAGGATTCACGCCAGTATGTCAAGGCAGCTGATAACACAACATCAACAGCACCGGGCATGATTCCAACACCACAAAGCACACAGGTCATCAATGCACTTGCAAACGCTGATCGTGGCACAATTGATGGCATCAGCCGCGAAACTTTAGTGGCCGAGGGCATGACCTTCGAATTGCCGCGTGTGACCGCTGTTCCCACAGTTTTGCCAATTGACGAAAACGATGCAGTTACAGAATCATCACTATCTGCCACATTTTTGTCAGTTTCCGTACAGCCGTTCAAAGGCCGCGCAATCTCGACTGTCGAGCTCATTGATCGCAGCCGACCAGAATACTTGACAGCTCTTTTGCAAAACCTTGAGTTCGCTTATGCAAAAGAGACTGATGAGTATGCACTTGCAGCAATGCAAGCGGCCGTCACAACTGTGACAGCACAATCAGCAAATTCAGCAACCGGATTTCTTGGATACACATCAAAGGCAGCCGCAAATGTTTATGGCGCATCACTTGGATTCGCTCGCTCATTAATTGTTTCACCTACACAATGGGGAAACATCATGGGTTACAACGACAATGGAGCACCGCTATACAATGCGGCGCAACCTAGCAATGCGGCCGGAAATGTGAGAGGCGATTCATTGCGTGGTGTAGTTTCACCGGGTCTGAACCTTTATGTTTCACGCTCATTTGGTAACGCTGGTACAACAACAGCTGATGGTGATTCATCAATGGTCGTTGTCAATCCAGATAGTTACACATGGTATGAATCTCCACGCTTTACGCTACGCAGCAATATCAACAGCGATGGAACAATTGACATCCTGTACTACGGCTATGGCGCACTAGCTGCCAAGGTGCCAAACGGCGCACAATTTAATAACCGTCATTTATTTCACCACAATGCGGCCAAATTACTTTGTGCCGGGTCAATCTGTTGTTGTTACCGGGGCCGGAGCTTACAGCGCGACTTACACAGTCACCGATGATCGGATTGAGCCTTACACTTTCACAGCTGCAACAAATGCGGCTGATCGTGATTATCCTTTGCCATTTATTCCAGCGGCAACAGCAACATTGAGTGGATCATCGGCAGCGCAGCTGTACGCATCGACACCACCAATTGAAAATGCAATTTTGGTTGTGGCGGTCGAAATTTTCCAGAGCATTACAGCTCCCGGCAACCAAATGATGTCAGACAGTTTCCAACCATCACCATTTATTTTAGGCCGCAGCCTTTCCAACAGAGTCATTGGCCTTTTAGGCCCGTTTCTTGATGTTGAAACGATGTGCCAATGAGCATTGAATCCGCAATCCGCACACCACTCAAAACCGCACTTTCAACTATTGCTGCCAATGTGTACAACGGAATTCCAGAAACAATGACATCTCCCAGCATATGTTTGATCCCGGATGCACCTTATTTGGAAAGCGTTTTGATTGGAAAAAACACGACAAAAGTTAAGGTCAATTTGACTGTAACAGGCGTGGTTGGGTACACCAACAATGCCGCAGCTTTAGACAATCTCGAACAACTAATGATCAGCATTATTGCCACAATGCCCAACGGCTTTGAAGTCGGCAATGTAAATGCGCCACAATCTTTGGAGGTAGGTGCAGGTAAATACCTTGTGGCCGATCTTCAAGTATCCACCTACTACAACCAATAGGAGACAAAATGCCAACCACTATCATAACCGGCAGAAATGTGAGCTTCAGCATCGATGGGGATACTTTTGATGCACAAGCAACATCTGCCGTACTTACTGTCGATTCGACAATCAATACATATCAGACACTTGATGGCAAGGCTTATTACACAACTGATACTCAAGGCACATTTGCCGTTGAAATGCTCGCAGATTGGGGCGTAGCTTCATCATTGTGTGAAATGCTTTGGAATCAAGCTGAATCGTCACCAAATACACCTTTGGCCGTTATTCTTGAGACAGAGCCGGGCAGCACTTTCAACTTTACTGTTCAGCCGATTTTCCCATCAGCTGGAGGCACCGCACCGGATGCACAGACTGTTTCAATGTCATTTACCTGTGTGACAACACCTACATTGGCTTAATCAAAGAAATCGGGAGCAAGCAAATGAAACTACCAATTACAATCGAATACAACAATGGCGATGCTGAAACATACATCGCACATCCGGCTGAGTGGGCAAAATGGGAAAACAAGACAGGCAACACGATTGGACAAGCTCAAGACAAAATGGGCGTGTCTGATCTGTTGTTTCTTGCTTACCACGCCATGAAGCGTGAAATGGCTGGCAAAACTGTTAAGCCATTTGAGATTTGGTGTGAAACTGTCAGCGATATAATTGTCGGTGATGCTAACCCAAAAGTTACACAGCCGGAAGCATAAATAGGATACTTTGGGAGGTAGCCATCGCAAGTGGCCAACCTGTCAGCGAATTCAAAACAGCTGAGGATTTATTAACGGCGATCGAGATAATGGAGAGGCGCAATGGCTAGCAAATCAACCAGAGACACCGGCACATTTTCTTTTACTGTTGAGCCGTTAGAACTTAAAAACCTGTTTTCACTTTTGTCTGCATTGCCAAAAGATGTGCAAAATGAAGTGCGCGATTCTGCTCAAAGCATGTCAAAACGGCTGGCCGGGCAGATCATGCAATTTGGTTTAGTTTCTGCCACACCACAAGCAAAATTGGTAATTCAATCAATTACCACACCGCGCGATCGATTGATTCGGGTGGACATTGGCGGCACAAAACGAGTTGGCCGAAAGTATGGTGGCAATACAAGCAAGAGCGGCAAGCGCACAAGTCAAAAACAGGCACAAGCCGGATCATTGATGTGGGGAGCTGAATACGGCTCAAAACCGGGCATCGATAGGCGTGGGCGTAAATACACGAATCGATTTGCCGCGCCATACAATCCGAGCGGTTATTTCATCACGCCGGCTGTTGATTATTACACGCCAACTGTTGCGAAAGAATACATTGCAATGGTTCAAACACTTATCAGAGCGAATAGGTTAGATTAATGGCAAAAATTCCAAAGGTCACAGTCACTTTTGATGCCGATTTAGATTCACTCAAAAAAGGTGTTAAAAGTGCCACAACGGATGTTGATAGTTTTAGCACCAAGGTTGGTGATTTTAGCAAAAAGGCTGCATTGGCTTTTGCAGCTGTTGCTGCCGCCGTTGGCACTATGGCGATCAAAATTGGCACAGATGCGGTTAAAGCTGCCAGCGATTTGGGCGAAACCATATCAAAAGTCAATGTCATTTTTGGTGATTCAGCCAAAGATATTGAAACTTTTGCCGAAGGTGCTGCATCTGCCTTAGGTCAGACAAAGCAACAGGCATTGGATGCCGCAGCTACATTTGCGACATTTGGAAAATCTGCCGGATTGAGCGGTAAAGACTTAACTAAGTTTTCTACTGATTTTGTCACACTTGCATCGGATTTGGCATCATTTAACAACACATCTCCCGAAGCAGCGATCAATGCAATTGGATCGGCTTTAAGAGGCGAAGCAGAGCCATTGCGTGCTTACGGCGTTTTACTTGATGATGCATCATTGCGACAAGCTGCATTGTCAATGGGTATCATCAAAACAACAAAAGATGCCTTGACACCACAACAAAAAGTATTGGCCGCACAAACTCTTATCTATCAACAAACATCAGCTGCACAAGGCGATTTTGAACGCACAAGTGATGGTTTAGCAAATAAAACACGCATTTTGACCGCTCAAATGGAAAATGCAAAAGTACAAATTGGCGAAGCATTGCTGCCGGTTGTGGTAGAGATTGCCACATTTATTGGAGATAAAGTAATTCCGGTATTTCAAGAATTTACAAATGGTCTTACCGGTAAAGACAGCCTTTCAGAAGGTTTAACCGACTCGGAAAAAGCCGGTTATGAGTGGGGTCAGCGTATAAGAAAGTTGATTGAGACTGTCATAAATTTCAAAGATGAATTGATTATTTTGGGCGGTGTAATTGCAACAGTTTTTGTTGTATCAAAAATTTCCGCAGCTGTTATGGCAACAATTGCATTGATAAATACATTGATCAAGGCATACAACGCTTTGAAAGCATCAGCCATCGTTGCCGGTGTTGCATCAGCTTTTGCACTCAATCCATTGCTGGGCGTAGGTGCTGTGGCTTTAGCTGCCGGTGTTTTAGCCGGCGCAAATGCTTTGGCCGGTCGATCAGATACAGATACAGTTTCAATGCCCGGAGCATCGGGAGGTGGCTTTTCAGGCACTATGCCAAATGGCCAACCATTTGTGACCGGTGGTGGTGGTACAGGCGGTGGCGGTGGTACAACCGGTGGCGGCAGCACAGGCGGTGCAGGTGGCTTTACAGGCGGCTCAATCGGTGGCGGTGGTGGCGGTGGTTCAAGTACCGCACTTGCAGCCGAAGCGGCAAAAGCGGCAGCCATAGCGGCAAAAGCGGCAGCCGAAGCTGAATCAAAATTGGTTGCCGGTGCATTTGATTCTGGATTATCGGGAACACAAAGCCTCGCAGCAATTGAAGCTATATCTAATCGACCATTTGCATTTGGCACATCCGGTGTCAATACAAACACGCTGGCAGGAATTATGGCTGCCTCAGGTCAGCCATCTGTTGTGATCAATGTAAATTCTCCATCAATCATTGATGAGGAAGGTTTTACTCGTGCATTGAACAATGCACAAAACAACAGTTTTTATAGAGGCACCGGCGGTGCGACTAATTTAGTCGGACTCTAACATGAGCATTTTTAATCCTGTATGGCGCGTGACCATTGGCGGTGTGCAATATCAAACCGCTATTTTGGCCAATCTCACCATCACGAGCGGTCGCACAAACATTTATGAGCAAGCTCAGGCCGGATACACCAATTTGGAAATCATCAACCTTGATCAATCCAATGTTGCAATCGCGATCAATCAGGCGATCACCATCGAGCTGCAAGATTCCACAAGTACATTTGTGCCAATCTTTGGCGGTTCGGTTGTTGAAGTAAGCATTTCGGTTGCTGAGGTCGGCAATGTTGATTATGCACAACGAATCAACATTATTGCATTGGGCGCATTGGCTCGATTACCAAAAGCATTAACCGAAGGTGTTTTAAACGATGATTTTGATGGTGATCAGATTTTCACAATTTTGAGTGAGGTTTTGTTTAGCTCGTGGGAGGAAGTACCAGGAGCACTAACATGGGCAACCTATGATGCGGCGGTTGAGTGGCAAGATGCCGAAAATAGCGGATTGGGTGACATCGACCGGCCGGGAAATTATGAGCTAGAAAATCGCGGATCATCAATTACTGATGTTTATTCATTGGTGTCAGCTTTGGCAACATCAGGATTGGGATACCTTTTTGAATCGCCAACTGGCCAAATCGGGTATGCAGACAGCACACACCGCACCAATTATTTGGCAGCCAATGGGTATGTCGAACTCACGGCCAACCACGCTTTGGCTTCCGGATTAAGCATCCAATCTCGCACAGGCGATGTACGAAACACCATCACGCTCCGCTACGGCAACAATTCAGCATTGGAAGTCAGCGCGATTGATACTGAATCCGTTGGCTTGTATGGTCAATTGGCACAAATTTTCACAACGACAATCAAGCATCAAGCCGATGCACAGGATCAGGCTGATTTTTATTTAGAGCTGAGAGCTTATCCACGATTTAATTTCAACAACATCACATTTGAGCTGACCAATCCAGAGCTTGATGATACCGACCGCGATGCCTTGATCAATGTTTTTATGGGTATGCCGGTCGAAATTGCCGATCTGCCATTGAACATGAATTCTGGAGATTATTTGGGTTTTGTTGAAGGCTGGACATTTTCTGCCAGATACAATCAGATTAGCATTTCCATGATTTTGTCACCTGTTTCATTTTCATTGCAAGCCATGCGGTGGAACGATGTGCCGGTGGTAGAGGCATGGAACACAGTCAATCCAACTTTGGATTGGATCAATGCCACGATTGTGGCGTAAGGAGCAAAAATGAGTAATCCAACGAGTAATTTCAATTGGCAAATGCCGACCAACACAGATTTGGTCTCCCAGCTGCCAGCTGATTTTGAGGTTTTCGGTCAGGCGGTTGATACATCGTTGGCTGATCTCAAAGGCGGCACAACAGGTCAGGTGCTAAAAAAGAATTCAAACACAGACATGGATTTTGTATGGGGTGCAGATAGTGCCGGCATGACCAATCCAATGACCACGACAGGCGACATGATTTATTCATCAAGTGGATCAACGCCAGCGCGTTTAGGCATTGGAACATCTGGGCAAGTGATCGGCATTGCGGCGGGTGTGCCAGCATGGACAACACCGGTGAGCGGTTCATTGACATTGCTTTCTACAACATCAATGGCGGGTGTTTCAACAGTAACAATCTCATCAATAAGTCAGGCTTACACACATTTGCAAATTTTAGTAGAGGATTTTGATTTTGCCTCAAATGACAAAAACATGGCGATTAGATTTAATGGTGATACAGGATCAAATTATTTTACAACATTTGATTCATCTAATACAAGCAGTTTTAGTACGGCCGGTGAAATGGGCAATCACTCATCGGTCAATGATGGCAATTTTATTTGGTCACAAATTCCATTTTATTCAAACAGCGCGATCAGCAAATTGCATTTTCAAACCGCTGTTCACACAAGCTCCACAGGTGCCGGATGGTATAACGCTATCTCTGGCCGCATGAACGCTTGGAAAGCAACCCCGGCAGCAATTACAAGCATCACAATTTTTAATTCGACAGATGGAACTAACTTTGATGCCGGAAATATCAAGATTTATGGAGTGAACTAATGAAAATAAAAGAATTTAATGCTGAAACAGGTAAAGAAATTATCAGAGATGCAACCGATGCTGAATTGGATCAAGCAAAATTGGATGCAATTGAAGCGAAGCGAATTTCTGATGCCAAAACCGCAAAAGAAGCTGAAAAGGCTGCATTGCTGGAACAATTAGGCATCACAGCTGATCAGGCAAAATTGCTGTTGTCATGACATTTCCACAAGGCACATTGCCGCGTTTAATTCAGGTCGCTCTCGCTGAGGTGGGAACGGCTGAAACCGGCAACAATGAGACAAAGTATGGCAAGCACATGAAAGCCGACAAGCTGCCGTGGTGTGGGTCGTTTCTTAATTGGTGTGCAGATCAGGCCGGTGTCAAAGTGCCAAATGTTGTCAGCACTCGTGCTGGAGCTGAGGCATTTCAAAAGCGCAAGCAATGGCATACAACACCAAAAATTGGTGATTTTGTTTTCTTTGATTTCATCGATGATGACAAAACGATTATCAATCACATTGGCTTGGTAATCCGTTGTTCAGAAAAACAAATTGTGACTATCGAAGGCAACACATCTGGCCGTGGTGATCAGCGCAATGGTGGCGAAGTCATGGTCAAATCAAGAGCTTTGGGAGCACGCTCATTTGTTGTCGGTTACGGCCGACCAGCTTATGAGCCATTTTCCGGTGAATTACCGGAACGACCAAAAGGAGAAAAATAATGGAGCAAGCAAAAGCAATTGCAGCCTCATGGGGCCGCTCATATCTGGCAGCTGCATTGGCCGTGTACATGGCCGGTGGTGACATCAAGGCAATGGCAATGGGTGGCGTAGCAGCTGTTGTGCCGGTCATTTTGCGTTGGCTGAATCCAGCTGACAAAGCTTTCGGATCAACGGGGAAATGATCCCGAAACTACGCGCGGCAGGTTTAGCTTTGATCCTTTCGCTAAGCCTTGCCGGGTGTGGTTATGATGGTTGGGTCAGGTACCCATGCCAGCTGCACGAAAATTGGGAAAACAAAGAGTGCAAAAAACCACAATGCAAGGTGACTGGAACCTGTACGGAGGATTTGATAGGCGATGGCTTCGAAAAGTAAAGAGCGATTAAGTCAAGAGGACATCAAAGCTCGGTTGATGTTTCTCATTGGTGCGGTACTGGCCATCGTGTTTCTCATTGTCACATTAGGCATTACCTATGCATTGATATTTGTAACCCAGCCAATTGGGGCACAAGCTCCCAATGATGCAGCTTTTATTGATTTGCTCAAAACCTTGGCCATTTTCCTCACGGGGTCTTTGGGTGGCGTTTTAGCATCTAACGGCCTCAAAGACAAGCACAAATCAGAATACGAAAAAAGCATTGAGAGGCGTTTATCCGGTAACGACACGCCATGATTTGAGCGTGATTGTTGAATTTGTCGGCTGATCCTGTCACTCTCTCTTTTGGGAGCGAAGCACAGTAGTTCCCGAATCGGGAGCAATACAATGAACGAAGCATCAATCGTGATCTTTATGATCATCGCTGGAGCCTTATGGGCTGTCATGTCATATTCAGTCGGATTCCGGGAAGGCCAGCGACAAGGCTACACACGCGGCCGAGCCGTAGCACGCCATGCTGTTTCAGCTGATCGCAAGGTGGACAACTAATGGCCGGATTTCTAGACAACTACGAAGGCAACAAAGAGCGCACGGATCGTTGGCTGCGCACATTTCCACATGGGAGGTTAGAGGCTCACATTATCGAATTCAATGCAGAAAAAGGCTATGTGCTTGTACAAGCTAAGGCATGGCGAAATCAAGAGGAAACAGAGCCAGCCGGTATCGATTACGCTTTTGGCTATCGTGAAGCTTTTAATCCCAATATGAAGCGATGGTTTTGTGAGGACACTACGACTTCAGCTTTGATGCGAGTTATGGCCTTGGTTATGGGCGGCACAGAAAAAGCCACCAAAGAAACCATGGAGCAGGTCAAAATCAATGATGCAACAAAACCACAAGATTATGACTATTGGACAACCAAATTTGGCGATGTGCCAAGCTACAAAACAGCCGGAGAAGCTGAGCAAGCCGGCATACCATCACTCGGATCATCGATGGATGAGATTGCAAAGCAATTAGGCGGTGAGCTAGTGCAAGAGGCACCACAATGCCGACATGGCCATCGCGTATGGCGCACCGGTACATCGGCCAAAACAGGCAAGGATTGGGCCAACTATTCATGCGTAGGCAAAAAGCCGGATCAATGCGATCCATTGTGGTATGTATTCACAAGCGATGGCACATGGAAGCCGCAGGTGTAACCATGGCCGATTATTCAGAAATCATCTATCCACAGAGCATGACAGCCAAATTGTTGCTCAATGGTGAAGTCGTTGGAGAGTACAAAATTGAGCAATGTGACAAATGCTCACAACTTAAGAAATTCGACAAATTCGGGTACCAAAAAGGCTATGACAAAACAGACAACATCATTTGGTTTTGTGGTGATTGCCGATGATTGACCGCATCGAGGAAGTGCAATGCATGATTGCAGCTATCTCACATTGTCATGATCGATCAGCTGATCACAGCTCACGAATCGTGCGCAATCTGTCATGGTTCGAGTATGTTGCACAAAACGCTGAATCAATGGTTTCTGAGTGGGTAGTGGCGAAAGCTTTGGGATACGAATACACACCCGGCATCACATGGGATAAATCAAAAGCCGATGTGGGCCAGCACATCGAGGTTAAATGGTCTCCCAATCCGCACTCAAATTTGTGGATTCAGGAATCAGATCGACATGATCGTGACATTGCGGTTTTAGTCACCGGTAACTCACCAAAGATGCACATCGTTGGCTGGATGCCGGTGGCCGTAGCTAAGAAACCACGCTATCGAAACGCATCACAAAACAATTGGAGCGTGCCTCAAATCAACTTACAACCAATCGAAACATTGATGCGGAGCAATTATGCACATCCTGCAATTTGATTGTTCAATATGCAAGAAGCTTTATGGCAAGCCAAAGCAACGCCATGGCCTTAAGAAAGGTGCAGAGCTGACCGCTCATGAGTGGTTCGCACAATGCATGGGATGTGGAACATTTGGAATCAAGCTGGTCGATGATGACAGAATTGAGGCGTTATCCGATGGCAACTTATGAATTCAAATGCGATCAATGTGGAACATTTGCAACGATCTATCGTGACATCAATGGTGATGGGGATGTAGATGCTGGCAATTGCATGGCGTGTGCAATCCCAATGACACGCATTTGGGGCAATGTCGCAGCTGTGTTCAAAGGCACGGGATGGGGTAAATCATGATTAACTTATCCACAGGCATTATCCACAGGCTGTGCGCAACGCCCAAGAGCACGCTTAATGTTGCAATGTATTTGCGTGGTTCGGTACGCTCCATGCTCGTGGGCGAGCCGCTGAGGCGGATAGCTCGCAAGCGATGCTTGGTGCTATTGGCCGGGCTATGTGTTGTTATCACAACACCGGCAAGTGCCACACAAGATGCAACCAAGAAACCATCAATTGATTCATTGAAGCTATATGCACACTCTCGCATTGTTAATTGGAAAGAGATGAAGTGCTTTGACATATTGATAACCAAGGAAAGCAATTGGCGTGTGGAGGCAATCAATCCCAATGGCAATCACTTTGGCTTAGGTCAAATGCGCAACAGCAAGTATCGCAACCTCGATGGTTATCGCATGATTGATTGGACTTTACGCTATATCGATCACAGATATTCTGGCCAGATATGCAATGGTGCATTGGCTCATTGGCGC